CACAATACCAATCCTGCAACAATAGCACCGACTACTCCCACTGCCGTGGGAATCATTGAGTTGTATTCTGTCGGATGCCTGAGCATAGCATTATAGACTTGTTTCTGGAAACCCTTGTCCGATCGACACCTGTCTTGCAACTGACGATAGCGCTTGCGAAAACCGAGCGCTCTTCGTATCCACATCAGCAAAAACGATATGATGAATGTGGAGCAACCAAGTATCAAAGGAAATTGCCACCAAGACATACGTCTAACCCAAACCATTCGTGTAATTTTTCTCTGGTATTGGAAAGTGAAAGCTGGGAAATAAATCCGTCCAGCCACTTCCATAAGCGTGTAGGAGATCAATCTCACCCATGAATATGATCCAACATCAAGTGCAAAAGGACCATATTCTGCTAGGTAATACCCTTTCTCCATATATTTGAGAATTTCATATTGCATAGGTGCTGGGTTAGTAGCATTGTAAATGTTCCAGTCATGCACGCGAAAATCAGTTCCAATGGCATCATAAAATGTTGCCTTACTGTGTACATAACTTGAATATGCTGGAAAAGGATAATAGTAGTAGAAGCTGAAAGAGGGTTTCACCTCTGTCACAACTTGTCTTTGAAAAGCAGATCGCGATCCTTTGTGGGCACAGTATCCATTGAAGGCAAAAGCCAACAAGAACACAATAACTCCAAGTGTGAATGCTCTTCTCAAATAATAAGTCAAAGGCATGAACATTTGCTTCTCTGCAGCCAAAAGTGTAATGAATTGTTCCTTTCGCTTGCCCCAAAAAGATTTGGTACCATCGGCTCTTGTCTCCCATGATTCGGGAGTCAAGCTCAAAATTGATGTCCCAATCTTGTCTGGGATGTAGCTAAGTTCTTCAACAAGATCTTCATACATGACCTTTGAGACAGCATTGTCAATAGACCATATCCAAGCCATTTTCGTGAAAGGGTTAATCCATGGAGAAATAGCACTCCATGCTAGCGAACTAGCAGTGGAGGTAGCAACCCCAAGGATTCCCATCTCAGCTTCGTTTTCTTCAGCTTCCTCTTCGAGCACCGTCTCACAATACTTGCACTTACTCACACCATCTTCGGCAAAGAATACACAAGGTTTACCTTTACCTTCCATTTGGGTTCGTTTTTCACAAGGATTTGCGAGAGTCATGACGGAAGCAGTCTCCTGTCCG